GGCCGTACTGATTCAATGTAGTCCTGGACTGCCTGTACTTCGGCAGCATCGGGAATGAAATTATCGTCATCGTCACGGACAAAAAGGACTCCGATTGTTCCCAGTCCATCTGCATGCGGCAGGCACCATGCGCGCGTCACTCCCGCGACGCTTAAGGCCCATGCGACATAATCATGTTTTGCCCCTCCCATGGGAGGTTCGCTTTTCCGGAAGAGGACCCTTTCACGCAGTGACTCTATGTCCTCAATGTCTGACCCCCCGGTGACACCCCCTCCGATGACCGTCGCACTGTTCTGGACACCCGAGATCGGCGTGACCAGGGACATTATAGTCCCGGATATACAGTTCCCGGCTGCTCCTGCGTCCTGAGCCTTAATTTTTACCGCTGAGAGCCCGTCTTCTGTAGTCAGAAAAAACAGTCCGTCTGATCGTTTCAGGATCGATCCGGCAGGGACAACAGCCCCGACAGATCCAACAAACTGTATGCTGCCGGAGGCTTTCGCCGCGGGTTTTCTTGTGATTCCGTATATCGAGGCTTCCCGAAGGAGATAATCTTCATCCATCGTGTCTGTCATTATCTGTTTTGTGATCCAGTCCAGATGGCCGTGCATTATGTGGGAGCATCCGGCAAAAACTGCGGAGAGGACCGCCACGACAGATCTGCGCATGACACCTCCGACCAGCTCAAGCCGGGATATCATGTCTGCCTGTATTCTGGACTTCAGCTCTGATAGTGTTGGCCGATTAAACGGCATATTTTTTCGCCTCCTGTGCGTCCCAGTTGTAGTTGTATCTGTATTCCGTCAGCTCTGTTTTGCCGGGGCGGGATATTCTGACCGCCAGGGCAAGCACTCCGTTGCCCAGCAGCTCGGATTCAACTTCTACCTTGCTGGCTATTTTAGTTTCGATGAGCCACTGCAGGGATTCTTCCGCGTACTGTTTTGCCCTTGCAGCAACAGATCGCAGCTCTTTTTCTCGATGGAGAAGCCAGAGCTTTGACCCGATCTGATCGTTCGGGAGGTCCGCAACAGCGTCTCCCCACCATCCCCGGCGGGAGGTCTCCTTTATCGGCAGCTCATCTGCCCCTGCACGCTTGTCCGTAAACAGGCTGATAATAATAGCTGTCTCAAGTCCTATATCGGTCGAGATGTCCGCGCTGTTTGCATCCAGGGCGATATCTCCGCGATGGTCTTCACTGGACCACCTTATTTGTATATCTCCTCCAAGCATTGTCTATCACCTCACATTGGAGCGCCTGTACTGCCGCCCTGACATCCCGGATGTACGTGGTTGACCAGGGATATTCCGGAGGCAATAACATCTCCGGACGGGACAGTCACAGTCGGAGCATTTACAACCACGCCATTGGCCGCCTTGATCTCAATGATCCGGCCGCGCTTAAAATATACATAGTCGCCTTCGTCCGTATAGATGGCGACCTCCCCGCCCTCAAGATCCTTTTTCCTGTACCGGTTGTCCTCAGTGGCAACTACTGCGCCATGGCTGCGGTCGCCTCCGACAAAAAGAGCGATGCCCCTGCATCCGGGAAGTGGAACAGAAGTAAAACCATATTCCTGCAAGCGTTCGACCTTATCCCGGGTCTCTCCCGAGAGAAGATCTATCTGGACCGCCTGAATAGGGAGGCTGTCATCGATGACCCGCAGGATCGCCCTTGCGATCGCCAAAGCGGCCCGATCGGCGACCGGCTTAGTTAATTTTTTAACTGCTTTGATCAGATCCATCATTCACCGGCCTCCTTTACGTCCTCCCAGTATTGGGAATAGTCCTCCACGCTGCTGCCCTTTTTCTTATTTGCCTTTTTGGCCGCCTTGCCGGCGCTGTCCAGGTTAAGGAAGGAGTCAGGCTGCTTCAACACCATAACTGTATTGCTCCCGCCGTCTCCTGCGGTGAAATTAACGCTGTCGATTATCAGCTCATGGCTGAGATAGAGTGCCGGACTTTCGATTTTAACGGTTCCGTTTAAAGGCCACAGTTCGCCGTTGGACTGGGTCCATCCCTGTACAGTCACTGATACCTGGGTGGACTCTCCTGTCCGCTGCGCCGCCTCCCGCTTTGCCCTTGTTTCCGCGCTTTTTTCATACATCTGGCTTTCGCCGGTCAGGATCAGCGGGCGGTACCGTGTGATGTTCCCGTCTGTATATCGTGATTCAACGTCATTTTGAGGCGGGCTCCAGGCATCTTCTGTCTCTCCCTGCGCCGGCTGCTGCCCCTTGACAATATATTCAGAAAATCTGTTGCTGAAATCATAATTTGCCGAAGCGGTGATAATGTTTCCGCCCTGAATAAGTTTATCGGCCGCTTTGAGCGACCCGACCTTGCCCAGTACAAGGCTTCCTGCGCCGTTGGTTGTCAGGATTATGTCACGCTGTCTTGCTTGACGCTCGATGCAGGAAAAAACGGTCTCGCCCGGCTGGATCGCAACGACAGGGAAGACCTCAGTATCTCCTGCGGTATCGAGTACCGGGATCCCGAAAGGGGCACAAAGCATTTTTGCCAGTCCTCCGATCGTCTGACCCCGAATCTCGTAGGATTTAACAACAGCAGAGCAGTCGACCAGGTCACATGTGACATCCCGGCCTGAGATCTCTATTCCATGGTCCGATGTGGAATATGACGGCGCCACGCTGTCTACCCATCCGGTGATCAGCGTTACTCCGCCAATTTCTATCCGGCATTTGTCGCCCGGAAAGATCTTCCAGGGATCCTTGCGGATATCCCATTTATCGATCGTAATCAGGCGGAAGGATCCGCTCACGGCCTCTATGCTGCGTGTCACGTCTGCTGATTTCCATCCCTCATATTTTTTGCCGTTCACATAGAGGACTATATCGCTCATGACATGACCTCTGAGACGACCTGAACTTCAGCAGGCCCGATGAACCCGGGATGCCTGATTCTGTTCCTGGTGACTATTTCGTCTCCCTTGAGTGCGTCTTCGTACAATTCATACGCCAGCACAAGGCTTGGTACCGGATGATTTACAGCGACAGATATAAGCTCAGGGAGCCCTTCCTCCGGGATCGCCTGTACAAGAGCCGACCGCATGTTCGTCAGCGATATATACAGCGGAGTGCTCTCTGTGATCTCAGATTGCCGGTCAAGGCTGTCTGCGATTTTATCCCTGACGGTCTCTGCCTCATTTCGTGTTTTAAAATCTGTGTCGATCGCTACTTCTGCGGCCGCAGATGCCGCCGACTGACGGATCAGGTCAACTATTGCGTTGTTGTTGCTGGTTAAACGGGCTTGTGTTGCAGACCCGGAGGTATTAGATATCCTATTGCCATAATTACATGCCTCTATGAGCGTTTTAAGGGCATTGTTTTTTTCTGTCTCAGTCTCGTTTGCGGTCAATTCGCTCAAAACTCCCTGAATTGCCTGAGCGAGTGTTTCTGTCTGTCTCAGCAGGGTCGGGACTGATGTTTTCAGGTCCTCGTTTTCCGGCCAGGAGAACGCATCAATGAAATTAACAATGTCTGCGACCGCCTGAGCCCCGATATATTCAAGCGCTCCTTCGATCGTAAATGTCCTGGCAAAATCTTCGACTGAGCTCTTGTTTAATTTTTCAGCTGCAGATGTGACAGCGGCGGATCTGTCCGGGGAGCTGTCAGGGAAGAATTTCTCTCCGGCCTCGATAAACTGCAGGGAGATCCGCGCGATCCGGCCCTCTGATGTCGATTCGCGGACGCTGATCACCTGGCAGTTCACCTGAATGGATCCGTAGTACGGATGGATCAGCTCCCCGGGACCCTCTTCATTGCATGCCTTCAGGAGGTTGTCCCGCGCCGTCATGTAGTCGTCGCCCAGGACGTAGGCTTCTATCGGGATCTCCTGGGCTTTCCTGCCGAGATCCTCGGTATAAGGTTTATCCCTGTATGCAAATTCATGCGTCTGGGTACGCCTGCCGCCGTCTATCCCGGTAGAATCATAAAAAAAGGGGACGCCCCGAAATGAGGCCTCCCGCAGGTTATCTTTCCACATTAGAGCGTCACTCCTTAAGATGTCGCCATCGCGTATCCCATATTAAGATCCATGTCCACGCCGTTGTTTTTCTGTGTTTTGACCGTGGTCCCCTTTGGCAGATTCGCGAACTCCACCTTGACTTCCGCAGCGGTTTTTTGCGTTGCCATCTGGTTCTGCTGGATCACTCCCGCTGCCGGTATCACGCGTGCCTGTGGATTTTGCCCCGGCGGGTTGATATTGACGTTGCTCCCCGGAAGCAGAAAGTCCGGGATGATATTTTTAATGCCCTTAAACCAGTCTTTAATCTTCGCGAAGACTGACTTCATTCCATCCCATAAAGT